CCAAGGCCACAGAGTTGGACCCTTTAGTACAAGCTCTTTTAGAAGCGGGGGAATAGATAGATGGTAGAAGTGACGAATAAAATAAAGAACTTCAACGACCCAAAAACACAACTATTAGTCATTTCCCCATCTTACGAACTATTTATTTTTGATAAGTCATCAGATATGGAGTTAATTTTATGTCTTCACTATTAGAAGAAGCAATCGTAGACGCTAAAGCCCTCAAAGAGGCCGCCCTTAAGAATGCTGAGAATACTGTGCTAGAGAGATATTCTGGCGAGGTAAAGAGAGCACTCGACAGCCTATTAGAGCAAGACCTCGGCGGCGCCGACGATACTGTCGACCCGGATCTCGTAGAGTTCCTCGATGACGTTCCCATGGCTTATGAAAATGAAGAGCTTGAGGCCGTCGCTCCCGAAGAGATCATAGAAATCGATTTTGATGCACTCAAACAGCGTCTTGAAGAAGAAGACGAAGCTGTCGGTGGAGATGATCTAATAGATGCCACAGCCATGGCAGACGAGATTGCTCTGGAAGAGGGCTCTGGTTACTTGGATATTGACTCTCCCGCTGAAGCCGGACTAGAAGATGAGCCAGTAACACAGGCAGCTGTCAAACAAGACTCCGACGAGGACGAAGATCTTAAAACTCGATCCGCGCCATCATCGATGTCCTTGGAAGAAGATGAAGACATCAACATTACAGAAGAGATGCTTGCTGATCTTATCGAAGAGTTGGTTGTAGATATGACCCCGCGCCCGCAGGGCTGGGCATCTGTTAACTCCGCTGACAACAGCGTCGAGCAAGCCAACAACGATGCCATGGCCGCCGCTAGCGCCGCCCACCTCGACGAAGACGAAGAGGGTGACGAAAGTATGGGAACCGTTGATGTGGTGCCCGACACAGATTTATTTGAGACAAAGATCTCAAAACTTACAGAATCCAATCAAGAGCTTCGTGCTCTTGTTAAGGAAGCCAAGGATCAGCTTACTAAGTTGAACTTGGCAAACGCCAAGCTTGTTTATCAAAACAAGGCATTAAACAGCGCCTCCTTGAATGAGCGACAAAAAACACAAATTGTCGAAGCTGTTCAATCTGCCAATTCTGTTGAAGAAGCAAGTATGATTTTTGAAACTGTTCAAAACGCAGTGGGATCCTCGACTAATCGTCGTACTCGTCCACAGACACTTCGTGAAGCAGTACAGAGACCTACTTCGCTCCTACTCAACTCTAAGAAAAACAACGAGGCAACAATCGATCCAAATATGGGTCGTATGCTGCGTTTAGCAGGTTTGAATAAATGACATTCAACAACATATATAGGAGGTTATAAAATGTCTATTGTACAGAAATTAACCGAAGGTATCGTCAACCGCGACCTCTCTACAGAAGGTGCTGCTCTCATTAACAAGTGGGAAAACACAGGTCTTCTAGAGGGTATCGGCGACGACTCCGCTCGGAATAGTATGGCACGATTGCTTGAGAATCAGGCAAAAGAGCTACTACGTGAGTCTTCATCCATGAGTGGTGGAGACGTTGAGGGCTTTGCGGCTGTCGCATTCCCTCTCGTTCGCCGTGTATTCGGCAACTTGATTGCTAACGATCTCGTTAGCGTTCAGCCGATGAGCTTGCCCTCGGGCCTCATCTTCTTCCTCGACTTCACTGTTTCCAGTGAGATCGGCGGCGGCGCCGAAGGCAGTGCGCCTGATCCCCGTCTAGGATACCCCGTAGATACATCGCTGTATGGTGGTGGGGTTGTGGGTTCACAGATCACCGGTGGTGTTTCGCTTTCTGGCGTTAACGCTGAGCGTGGTCCTTACGCCCTCAACAACGGTTACTCGTCTCCGACGGGTTCCCTCGTTATGGACGATATTACTGTCCACGTCTCCGGTACCGTAGGTGCCAATGGTGTGCCAGATTGGCCCGCAGGTGGCTCGAACGACTCGGATTACGAGTTGCCCGGCATCCTACAGTTTGATCCGGATATTGCTTCCGGCTCAGCTTTCGCTATCGGTTCGCTCCCCGAGTCGGACCTAGTAGGGGCGCAGTTCAACACAGATGACTTTGTTGCGATGCGGCTTTCGCTTGCCAGCAATGCTGACCTGACAACGGGCATCTTTGTGCGTCGTCTCACTCGTCAGGACCCGGTGACAGCAGGACAAGTTCTGCTTACACTGATCACTGATGGTGATGACACTGAGGCCACCCTAGCCGGCGTCCTCGGCGGCGCTGACCTCACTGCGTCCTTCCCCATCACTGACAACTTCAGTGGCACGGGTGGTGCAATTGGTTCTGTCCTCGCTCAGCCCCTCTGGGGACTCGAAGGCAGTGATGACATTCCCGAGATCGACATCAAGGTTGATTCCGTGGCTGTCACAGCTATCACCAAGAAGCTCAAGGCTAAGTGGACTCCGGAATTGGGACAAGATCTCAATGCCTACCACAACCTTGATGCTGAGGTTGAGTTGACCCAGATCCTCTCTGAGCAGATTGCTCTTGAGATCGATCGCGAGATCCTTGAGGACCTCGTCCGTGGTGCAACCGCTGGTGTTCGTTACTGGTCCCGCTCCCCTGGCGATTTCGTCAACCGCGAGACTGGTGCTGCAATTGGTGCCAGTGGTGCCCCTGACTTCACCGGTAACGTGTCTGAGTGGTACGAGACCCTCATTGAGACAATCAATGATGTCTCCGCTCAGATCCACCGCAAGACTCTCCGTGGTGCTGCTAACTTCGTCGTCTGCGGACCCGAAGTTGCCAACGTCCTTGAGTTCACTGCCGGCTTCCGTGCTAACGTGACCGCTGATAGCGATCGCGGCGACGCGGGTGCTGTCAAGGTTGGTTCCCTTTCGAAGAAGTTCGACATTATGGTCGATCCGTACTTCCCGCGCGAGTTGATTCTTGTCGGCCGCCGTGGTAGTTCCTTCCTTGAGAGTGGTTACGTGTATGCACCTTATGTGCCGCTGCAGACTACACCGACGATCTTCGGCGTCGAGGACTTTGTGCCTCGTAAGGGTGTCATGACCCGTTACGCCAAGAAAATGGTGCGTCCTGACATGTATGGTCTAGTTGTTGTTAAAAGCCTAGTCTAGCATAAACCGACGTAAGGTCAAAATAGTGAAAGCCCCGTCTCTTTTGAGGCGGGGCTTTCTATTTAGTAGTGTATAAATAGAGGAACTCCACATGGCAATCCCCAATCTTCAGCCAGCATCAACGTCTAATGCCAACATTCTGGCTGCCACCGGCAGCATTTCAAAAGTTGCCGCAACACTTCCATTTGGAATGTATGCGGAGTCGAACGCGTTTCTTTCGGGTGCAGCAGATCAAGTTGCATACACTTACAAGAAGCTAGGCGGAGATATCTTGGATATCGAACTGGCAGAAGGTAATGTATACGCGGCATACGAAGAATCAGTTCTGGAATATTCCTATCTGATTAATCTACATCAAAGCAAAAACTCTCTGTCTACCTTTTTGGGTGCCGCAACAGCTTCATTTGATCAGAACGGACAAATTGTAGAGGGTGATGCCCTCTCGGGGTCCAATGTTGCCCTAAACTATCCGCGATTTGATTACGGATACGTCCGACGCATCTCAGAAGGCCTGGCGACAGAAACTGGTATGGGCGGCCTAGTTCCCATCTACTCAGCGTCTGTGGACCGCGTGAGCCAACAACAAGATTATGATCTGCAAACTATTTTATCAGCATCATCTGCGACCGACACCGCGGTCCCATATTACGGAAAGATAAAAGACAAGAGGCTTATTATTCGTAAAGTGTTCTTTAGGACTCCCCGTGCAATGTGGAGATTTTATGGTTATTATGGCGGCTTCTCGGTTGTGGGCAATATGAGAACGTATGGACAATACGCCGATGACTCAACGTTTGAGATAGTGCCGGCCTGGCAGAACAAGCTTCAGGCCATGGCATATGAAGATGCCCTGTGGACCCGGATATCCCACTACTCCTATGAGATCAAAGACAATATGTTGCGTATATATCCTCAACCGGATGCCACCAGTCCCGAAAAGTTCTGGGTTCAATTCACAATTGATAAAGAATATCAGCCTTGGGAGGAGACCGGTCGAGGTAATCAGGGTACGGACGGCATCAACAATATGAATACCCTCCCGTTCCAAAATATTCCATTTGAGAACATTAACTCAATCGGAAAGCAATGGATTCGTCGATTTGCTCTCGCTCTCGCAAAAGAGATGTTGGGACAAGTTAGAGGAAAGTTTTCAACGGTCCCGATCCCAGGTGAGAGCGTCACACTAAATGCGTCTGATCTATTGTCGCAGGCCCGCACCGAGCAAGACAACCTGAGAAACGAGCTGAAGACTCTCTTGGATGAGATGACATACGAGAAGTTGACAGTACAGGATTCATCAATGCAAGACGCAACCGAGAAGATCCTTAAGAACGTGCCAACTGGTATTTACGTAGGATAATTAAATGTCGAGAAGCAAAAGAACAGAAAAAGAGATAAAAAATAAAGAAAAGAATAAGTTTGATTATGTGGGAGATAAGAATGTTGCTTCCCATTTAGGAGAGATAGAGTTCGCCCCTTCAAATCTTGAAACAATTGATGGAGCAATGCTTCGCTTCATTGATGAAGATCTTAACTTATCGGTGACATCCAATAAAGGATTCACAAAGGTTCCTGTTTTGTGGGTCACCGCAGAACGCGCCTATCAAATAAAGCAAAACAAGGACATAAGAGATTCTGAAGAGACGCTTATCCTGCCGTTAATAACGATCAATCGGTCCTCGGTTGTAAAAGAGCCAAACTTCCGCGGCACCGTTTATGCCAACATATATCCAGAACCCGATGCAAAGGGTGGGGTTATCACCATCGCGCGTCAAATAAACCAAAAGAAGACGGCCGAATTTGAAAATGCTGCCGCATCTCGCGGCCGCGGCATTAATGGAGATGTAGCGACCAAATCCAAAAATACAAACAAAAGAAACATGTCTGCATCCAAGACGGTTTATGAAACAATAACGATACCTCTCCCGGTTTGGGTTAAGGTGTCGTATGAGATTTCTTTGCGTACTGAATACCAACAGCAGCTCAACTCGCTTATAAGCCCATTCTTTACGATCTCCGGAAACTCCCGGATGCCCAAGAGAATCGAGAACGAAGGTCATTTTTATGAAGTCTTTATCGACGGATCATTTGCAGACGCTTCTAACAAAGCGGCCCTAGGAATGAAGCAGAGAAACTATGAAACCACAGTTAAAATCGATGTTTTGGGGTATCTGGTAGGCGAGGGCGAAAACCAAGAAAAGCCTAAAATCGTACGACGCCAAAACGCGGTCGAGTTCAAGATCGGAAGAGAAAGAACTGTAATGGGAGACATCCCCAGATCAACAAAAGATGGATTTTACAGAGAATAATTCTATTCAGCCTATTAAGTACTATTTACTTTGAACATTTTCGCAATGTAGGAGACCATAACTAATGTCAGTTAAAAAGTTTAAATTTGTATCCCCCGGAGTTTTCGTCAACGAGATCGACAACTCTCAGATTCCTGCTTCCCCGGCAGGCATCGGCCCGGTCGTCATTGGACGCGCCGAAAAGGGACCTTCCCTTCGCCCAATCACGGTGAACTCGTTTGAAGAGTTTGTTAACGTATTCGGTACCCCCGCTGCTGGCGGCGCAGGTGACGATGTGTGGCGCGAGGGTACGGACAAATCCGCTACCACTTATGGAGCGTACGCCGCGCAGGCATACCTCAAAAACAGCTCCCCTCTAACCTACATTCGCCTCCTCGGAACACAGACCACTGCTGACGGTGGCCCTGCAGCAGGATCCGCTGGAGAAGCCGGCTGGTCCATGGACAACGCATATGGCTTATTCGTTTTTGAAGACTCGGTAGCT